ATCGCAATGGTTAGTGTCGCAAACTTTCTCCCTAATTTATGGAACAATGTTGTTAATTCAATAAAAAGCACTTTTAACGGTTTTATTAGCAGTATTTTTGGCTCGCTTCAATCTGTAACCAATGAAATTAATAGGGCAATAGCAACATTTAATCGTTTGCCTGGCCCAGATATTACGCCTCTACCAAATGTCAACATCCCCCGCTTTGCGACCGGCGCCTACGTCACCGGCCCGACGATCGCCCAGGTTGGCGAGGGTGGCCAGCCGGAGTACGTGATCCCCTCCAGCAGAATGGCCTCCGCCTCTGCCGCCTATCTGGGCGGGGCTCGTGGTCTTGCCGTCCTGAATGGCTCAGCCCCTGGCGGCGGCCGGCCTGTGGTGAACATCCAGACCGGCCCCGTGATGCAGCAGGCCGACGGCTCAAGGTGGGTCAGCCTCGATGATGCCGCCGCCATGGTGCGCCAGGCGGTGGACCAGCTCCGCGGCGAGCTCGCCCAGCCCTCGACCCGTGCGGCGCTGGGGGTGGGATGAGCTACGCCCGTCGGCTGACCCTGCGCCTGTACGAGGGGGCCACCACTCACAAGCGATGGCAGAACTTCTACCCAGGCATCACCCTGTCTGGCGGGTGGGCCTACCTGCCGTTCGATGCGAAGGGGTTCAACGTGGCCAGCGGCGCCGATCAGGCCACCATGCGGCTGAGCCTGCCAGGCGTCACCGATGTCGCTGCGGTGATCGAGGACGCTCTAGCCCCGCCCCAGTGGCTCGCAGAGGTGCGGCTGCTGGAGCTGGATCAGGCCCCGACCGCAACCGCTCCGCCAGGCAGTGAGATCGAGGTGAGCCGGTTTGTGGGGCAGATCATCGGAGCCGAGGGGCATGAGACCATCACCATCTCCCTGGGGACTGCGATCACGCCCGTGGGCGCCCAGGTGCCGCCGCGTGTGTTCTCCCCGCGCCTGACGGGCTACCCTCCCCGGCTATGACGGTTCCCCAGCCTGCTGTAGCAGCGCTCACCAGCGGGGCGCGGGAGCAGTTCCTCCGGTCGCTGCTCACCAATCAATCGGCCAGCCTGACGAGCGATCAGGCCATGGCCCAGCTGGCGGCACCTATCCCGCTGGTGTGGGGCCGGCGCGATCTCACCGAGGAGGGCGAGGTCGGCGGCGTCTGGGTGGCCCCGATCGCTACTGAGCTGAGGTTCGAGAACGACGACGCCAACAACCTCACCGCCTATTTCCACCTGGTTCTATCCCAGGGGCAGGTGAGCACGATTCAAGCCGGCGAGTTCTGGCAAGGCGCACAGCAGCGCGGCGCCATGCAGCAGGCCTACGGCAGCAGGGCCGGTAGTTGGTCGCCAGGCAATGCGCTGCAGCAGCGCTACCGGGTCGAGGCTATGACCTACCAGACTGCGGTCAGCGGTCAGCCGTGGACAGGATGGAATACCGCCGCGAGCAGAGAGTTTACGATTGAAGAGTTCAACCAGCAGATTCGCGCTTCGATTACGCTAACGAGTCGGGGTAACTTTGTAACTGAATACAATGTGTTGCCAGTTAAGAGTCAATCTATACAGCCATTCAGTGGATTAAATAGAAATCGCATGACTACGATGTACTTTCATGCTAAATCAGGCAGATACATGCCTGGCTACAATTACACAGCCAATCCATCTACAGCGGAGAACAGGGTTTCCGTCACCCTGCAAGAAACTGGCATAGATTGGTTTCTGACTATTTTTGGCGGCGAAGCATTTTATCAGCCAGCATCTAACTATGTGCTGCAGATCACCGAAACCAATTCCATACCCTTGCCTCTGCCGCAAATTGCCAACTACTGCGGAACTGGCGGCGGCAGCTACTACGGACTGAGCACAGCGTCATTCAGCTGCTCCTATCCCAGTGGCTCCACTGACTGGCGGCAGCAGGCGTGGGTGTTCCTGCGCGGCGGAGCTGAGGCCCCCCGGCTGATCGACACCGGCACTGGCCCCAGCCCATGGCTACCAGACCTGGCCCGCTATCTGATGCTGGCGACCGATCGGGTCACCACCGATCAGATCGACACCGATTCCCTCACCCTGGCGGCCCGGTTCAACCGTGCCATGGGTCTGAGGTTCAATGGCGAGCTCAAAACCGCGGTCAACCTGCGGGATTTTCTGAACCGCGTCGCGCCGCTGTTCCTGCTGGAGGTGCAAGACAGAGGCGGCCGGCTGGGCCTGGTGCCCGCCCATCCGGTCAATCCCACCACCTACCGACTCGATACCGACCCGATCACGCCACTGCTGACGCTGAACGAGAGCTATATCGTGCCGGGATCGTTCAATCCTCGGTGGATCGGCGCTTCGGAACGCCAGGCAACAACCCTGATCGTCACCTATCGGGCGCAGCCGGCCAACCAGCCGGCTTACGACCGCGTGATCGAAGTGAGGGCTGAAGGCACCGGCGAGGCTGGGCCATTCGAGCCGCTCGACCTTCGGGAGTTCTGCTGCTCCTACCGGCATGCCCTGACGGTGGGTCTCTGGCGCCAGGCCCGGCGCAACTACATCACCCATCGGCTGCCAGGACTGCGGATCCTGCCGGAGTACGACTCCGCCATCCTGAACCTGATTGTCGGCAGCGTCATCCAGGTCAACTATCCCAGGGTGCCCAGCTATGGCGAGCCATCGGTTCACAGCTACCTGTATCAGATCGAGAACGTCAGCACTGACGCCAGTGGCGCCACGGTCCTGAATCTGGTTCATTTCCCGGTTGATCACGACAACCGCTCCCTGGTGGCCCTGGATGTGCTGGGCAGGTTGCCAACGGTTCAGCCGCAATCTCTGCTGATCATCACCGAGCTCTTTGCGCCGATGGTTGGCACTGGCGCCTTGATTCAGCCTGAATCGCTGTCGATCCTCACGGAGATCGGTCAACCGACTGATGCTGTGGTCGTTACGCCTCAAACACTGGAGATCGTAACTACATTGTTTAATCCATCTGATACACTACCATATCCGTATGATATGTTCCTGCAGTTTAACGGAACAAGTGGTAGCACAACATTCTACGATACTGGCGTCAACTTCCTAACCGTCACAACTGTCAGCCAGTCTGGGCAGTCGCCATCTATTAGCACGGCGGTCACCTACAATAGTGAGCCTACCGGCCTGTTCGTCGGGAATGGCTACCTATCTATTCCGTCCACTGGTATTGACCTGGCGGGCGGTGATTTCGAAGTGTCGGCGCTAGCCTATCCCAACGCTGTTGCAAGTAATCAGGTTATTGTCGGGATCTGGCCAGGCTCGGGGCCATCCTGGCGGTTGATGCTGGTCAGCGGTCTTGTGCAGTTCTGGTACAGGATCGGCTCAACAGATGCCTACGTTCAAACTGGCTCAATCATCACTGCTCAAAACTGGCACAAGATTCAAGCCATGCGGACTGGTAGCCAGCTTGTAATCAAGGTTAATGATTCTCAGGTTGCTAGCGCAACGATTAGCGGTAACATTAACTCTCCTAACTCTGCGATCAATGTTGGCCGAAATGAAGAGAGCAACGTCTGGCACTTCAACGGCCATCTCAAAGACGTCCTGATCAACATTCCATGACCACCTTCCCCTCGCTGACGCCAGCCGAGCGACTCCTAATCCCTGGCGACGTGCCGCGGGAGGCGTTCACCGCTGCCAATGGCCGGGTAGCCACCCTGCGGCGCAGCAACGGCAGGACCGGCGATCGGCTGCAGTTGCGGTTTCAGGGTCTCACCACCACAGAGGCTCACGACCTGGCGGACCATGCGGCCGGCCACGGCCAATGGAAGCGGTTCACCCTGCCGTCATCGGTCTGGGTCGCCACCACCGATCCGACGCCATCGGGCAGCAGCTGGACCTACGCCAGCTCCCCGAGCATTGAGGAGCCGCCAGGGATGGGCGATGTCTCCGGCGGATACCACAATGCTGCCGTCGAGCTCCGGCTGCAGCCACTCCCCGCCCACGCCTGACCATGGCTGACTATCCCGATCTGATCCCCTCCAGCCGGCGCTACAGCCTCGGGGATGTGCCCGCCGCGGCCAGCGAGTGGTTGGGTGCGCTGGAGGTGAGCCACCGGTTTGGCGACGCCACCACCGGGCACCGGCTGAGCCTGGCCTACGACGACGCCACCACTGACGCGGAATGGCTGACGATCCGGAACCACTGGGCAGGCCAGGAAGGCGGCACCCTGCCGTTTGCTGTGCCGGCGCAGGTGTGGTGCGGACACACCGGCTACGGCGACGTGGTGGGCGGCTTGCAGTGGCGCTACGCCAGCCCTCCGCAGCGCTCCGATCGTGATGGCCGCTTGGGTGCCGGCACGGTCGAGCTGGTGGCCGAGCGGATCAGCCAGCCGCTGCTCAGCGATGACGCGGCGCCATGGTTCGGCACGGCCGTGCCGTTGGTGGCGGAGGGATCGGACCCTGGGCCACCACCTCCCGTGGTGCCAACCGGCACGCCGGAGTACGTGGTGATCGATGGCCCGCCAGAGGTGATCGAGCGGGCAGGCGGGGACAGGCCGGCCAGCAGCGGCACTGGTGCTACTGGCGGTGAGGTGGGCGGAGAGGGATTCGACGCGGTGGTCGGCAGCTTCATTTCGCTCCCGATCGGTAACGAGCCGGAGGACTACACGCCTCCGGCGTCCAACATCGTCAGCCAGCTGAACCGCGACCCAAGGCCTGGCGATCCTCTGGACTACACGCCGCAGTGCACCAACCCAGGCACGGCGAGGTGGTTTTTCGTGCCAGACGTGGACGATGCAAACGAGAAAACAGCCGGCAAGACGGCGCCAGAGGTTCGCGAGATGTTGAGCGGTGAATATGGCGTAACAGCCGCCAGTGGGCTATCCCTGGCAGCGCTGAGAGAGCTGTATGCCAAGGCTGCAGAGCTGGCCGACTATGGCGTGGTTCCGCTGAAGAACGACACGGTGGCCAAGCTAAACACAAGGATAGACGAATTGAAATCGAAGGGCAAGAAGCGGGGGGCGAGGATACCAATCAACGAAACTACATCTACTCCAGTATCAGCCCCGGTCATCTACGGCGGCGGCAGAATCTACATTGAGGATAATTGTGGGGCAGGCTATGGCAACTGGCAGCAAACATATCCGATTGGGTCCAGTGCCTGGAAGGGTAGGACCAGTCAAAGGGTTATGGTGTTGTTCGGCAAGAATACTGCAGCCAACTCAAATGATTACGACGTATGGGGAGACCTTTCAGGTATAACGCCAGCCAGTAGCAACGGGTTTTTCATTGATAATGGGCTGCTCTGGACCTATACCGACGATGGTGAGCCGTATCTCGTCGGCGGCGGCTCGCAGGGGGGCGGCACTGGCGCCAGCCGGTACCCTGCGGGGTTTCTGGTTGGGTATCGGGTGATCGAGTCGGAGGATGAAGCGGGCAACCGCTCCGGTACCTACAGCCTGGTTGATGGGGAATGGTTCTACAATCCGCCTAGCCCCTAGACTGATTCCGTAGCGCTGATCTGATGACCATTACTCCTGAAGGTGTCTCTACTGTTGCTGTTATTCTGCTGGCTGGCAGTGAAACGCTATCTCTACTCCCCATTGTCAAATCCAACGGATGGATCCAGCTGATTCTGGCGGCGCTGAGAGGGATCGCAAAGTGGAAATAGATCTCAGCGACGGATCAAGCGTTGTCACTGTTATCACTCAAGTCTTGGTCAGCCTGGCCGAGATGCGCACTGAGCTTCAGCACCTGACGAAGCTGGCCGAGACGCACGGCAGAGAACGGTCGCACATGGGCGAGCGGGTGGGCACGCTGGAAAAGGCGGTTCCGGAGAAGTTGACCGAACGGCTGGGCCGGCTTGAAACCCGCAGTGGTCAGCTCATGCTGCTGGGCAGCCTGCTGATAGTGCTGTGGCCCATGATCTGGGGAGAGATCAGGCGGCCTGATACGGCCCCATCTCACGTTCGGGTGGTGGTCCCGACGCGGCAGGGGCCATAGGGGTCAGTCAGGCGACCAGTGTGTAGCTGTCGAGGTCTGCGGTGGGCACCACGCGCCACTCATCACCGGGGCGGTCGCCGACGCCAACCTCGCGCAGCTCAGTGGCAGCTGCCTCGGCCGCTTGGATGGTGGGCCACTCGTTGGCGCCGTGGTCAACGCCGTGGCCGAGGATGTCGGTCCAGCCGTGGCGGGTGAGAAGGAGAAGGGTGAACATGGATGGAATGGGGTGGGATGGGTTGCCGGATGGGCTCCGGCGGGCCGTGGAGTTAGGCGGTAAAGCCGCTGTGAATTCTTTGACTCCAGATAGCTGACAAGCGAAAAGCTGCTTTCCTTGTTTCCAGTTCTCCGGAAATGTTGATACTTGGATCAAGAGAGCGGAAGCGAGCATCGGCGCACATTCCAATGTTGCGCCAAAGGTTCATGGCGGCAACTTCACGAGTGGGGCAAGTGTGAACGTTCATGGCCGGTCTGTGGGGTGGTGGGAGGCCTCCCTCCCGATGAACCAACATTAACGCGGTTATGGTTCCCTGTCAACCCCCCTCGATCGCTTCCGCTTGGCGTGCCGCTTCACCCTGTCGGTTCGGCACTGCCTCCCGTCAGGCGTCAACCGCTCCCAGCAGCTGGGGCACAGCAGGGCGTGCCGCGTGCCCTTGTGGCGGGCTCCGCAGGCCTTGCAGATCAGCCAAGCGACCCGAGGCAGCTCCCCACGCTGGCGGGCGCGGTAGCTGGCCTCTGCGCTGAGCTGGGAGGCTGGGCGCGGGGCTGGGGTGGGGTCAGCGGCTGAGAGGGTTTCAACCATCCGAGCTACCGCCAGCTGGGCAGCAGTGCCAATCCGACCGAAGCCGGCCGCCATGGACTGGAGCTGCTCAGGAGTTGGGATGGCCTGGCGGATGGGGTCAGGCATCGGCCCGCTCGTGATCGGCCAGATCATCGGAGATGGCTTGGCGGCAATGGGCGGATGCGTGATCGCGCCAGGCGTTGGCGTAATCCATGATTTCGCGCAGCTTGGCCAGCATCCCATCCCGCTCTTGGCGAGCGACGTAATAGGCGCCCGGACCCTGGGGGTAGAAGTCGCGGCCGTTGCAGGTTGCCGCCAGGAGTCGATCTTCGGCGGCTTGCAGGGCCTTGGAGAGGGCCTTGTATTCGGCCCTGAGGGTTTCAGCCCCAGTGCCGTTGATGTGGATTGTGGGCAGTTTGGTCATGCAAGGGGGGTGCAGTGGGGTGGTTGCCGGATGGGCTCCGGCGGGCCGGGGTCAGCTGCAGTAGGCGCCGCCGTTGCGCAGCTGTTCCCAGTGGTACCGGCCGGGTTGATCCCGATCAGCGGGGATGGTCACCTGGAACACGGGCTCAGGCAGGTTTTCCGAGCACCGGGACCCGGGATACCCCGGTGATGGCTCAGTCAGCAAACAGCGCCACTCGTAAGCGCACAGCCGCGTCCCTGATGTGGTGGTGTACTCCCACCGCATTGGGGCGGTGCTATCGGTGCTCATAGCCAGGTCGCTATGGCAGAGCGATGAGTAGGGGTTGAACAAACGCCGCGCCTCGAAGGCGGCGATCTCCGCCCAGAAGCTGGCGATCACGGCGACATCGTTTGTGTCGTCCTCGTGCGGCTGCAGATTGATGGCCGCGAATGCCGCGAATTGTTCGCGGGTGAGGCTGTAGGGCAGGCCGGGGATGTGGTCGGGAAAACTGAGGGTCATGGTGATGTCGGGTGAAGGTGGGACGTGCCGGATGGGCTCCGGCGGGCCGTGGAGGTCAGGCCCACATAGCGTCAATCGTGATTGCCAGGTTTTCGTCGCGGCTGCAGGCCTCGTCAACCGCTGCATCAAAGCAGTCATTGAAGATCTCCTCGGTGATCATCCGACGGATCAACTGCAGCAGGTCTTCGGTTGCAAGGGTGGCGACCTTTGCGGTGAAAGCGGCGATGGTCATTGCTGTGTCCATGGGTTGCCGGTGCATCTCTGCCCCGTTGATCAAACATTAACGCGGTTATGGCTCCCCTGCCGGCTTCCAGTGTGCCGGTTCACAATCTGCAATAACGCGCCTGGCCTTCGATACGACTGGCCAGCCCCCACGACAGCAAGCCAGTGCTCCCCCCTTGCGTACGGGACGACCAGACGCTGAAGGCATGGTAGGGCATGAAAAAGCCCCTCGGGTGAGGGGCGGGGGCCGGGGCTAGAAGAGATGCGCATCAGCGCAAGTGAATAAAGCATTTGTGGCCGTTGCTATTTGCTTGAGTAGCGTATTCAAGCGCTGAATCAAAGTTGCGGTGATAAATACCTTGGCCGTCACGATCAACGCCAACAACCTGAACAATAAAACTATCTCTCGGGTCAAAACCATTTACGGGAACGGTAAAGCAAAAAGTGGTGGTGGCCATGGGTGGGTTGTGGGTTGTGGAAGGTCTCCCC